GCTCTGTGAGCTTGAGCCCGTTTCCATATTCATACGCAACCATCCACGCAAGGATCTTGCCGTCCTTGTCCAGAAGAATCGGATAGTAATACTGTCCCATTTTGTTTGGTGGATTAGTGGAGGGTGATTTCAATTTTGCTCAGCTAATCTATACTTCGTGTCAAATTGACCAAAAGTATAGATTGTAAGATATGTTACTAAACTTCACGCTTAGTTGGAGTAGGCAAGTCCGCCCATGCCAGACATGATGCGGAGCACGTTGTAGTTTGTCGCATAGACATACACGGATGAGGTCGTGACAGTGCCAACCGCGTTGTTGGAGACCGTGAGGAGGAGGGTCGTGTTATCAATGCGGGACAAGTTGCAGGTGCCGCTGGGTTGGTGCTGCTCAGGCTGGAGGGCGAATGAGTAGACGTTGATGCCAACCGCGGGGATGTTGGTGTGGTGCTGGTAAGGCTGGACCTCGTTGAAATAGCGTCCCTCGCGGACCTGGAAGCGATCGTGACCGTTGAGCTGGAGGAGCGCCGTGACGACCGGGTTCTTGCCCGCCATGCCCTCGACGCGCGTGAGGGAGTAGCCAGACTCCAACACAGACCGGTCCCACCAGTCTGAGAAGTTGAAGGGCTGCTGTCCCTTCCACGGGTTGATCGTGGCATCCGCGCAGTCAACATAGGAGTCGCGCTGGACGACCCAGACAAGCTCCTTGCACGGGTGGTTGAAGTTCAGCTTGATCTTGTTGCTTGAGGATGAGATTGACTCCTGACCCGTGAACTGGAGAACGTCGATCAGGTACTCGTGGCTGACCTGGGCGAACTTGCGACGCTCGTCCGTGTCGAGGTAGATGTAGTCGACATAGAGGGACGCGGCGACGAGGTTGGCGTTGTTGACGCGGTCGCGGACCGTGTGAACGTTGGAGAGCTGCGGGGTTGTCTCCCAGCAGAGGTTCTTGAGGTCGTTGAAGATCAGGTTGATACGGACCTCGTGGTACTGGAGGGCGATCAGCGGGAGCGCAAGACCAGGGTTGCGGCAAAACCAGAACTGGAGCGGGATGTAGAGCGTGTACTCCGGCGCGCACTTGCCGACCTCGTTGGAGGTGTTGGGCTCGCCTGAGGCGCAGTCATCGTCGCAATCCTCACCACCCTGGGTGATGAGGTTGGTGAGCTGCGGTACGTTGCCAACCATCTTGGCATAGCCAGCCTGCTTGCCCGCCTCCTGGGTAAGCTCGTTCCAGATGTGGAGCCACTGTCCGTAGTGCTTGTCGATGCGCTGGCCACCGATCTGGAGCTCAACCTCCTTGACGAGGTTGTGACCGACCCAGTTGAGCCAGCGGAACTGCGCACCAGAGCCGTCGGCTGTGGTGAGCGTTGTCTTGGGGAGCGTCGCCTGGAGGTACATGCGGTAGATCAAGTCACCGTTGCGCTGAACCGTGCAGGTGACCGTCTTGCCAAAGCCAGGGGAGCCGTTGAACGGGTTCTCGATGGACTCCATGGCGAAGTTCGTGTGGCGGCGGTAAACCACCTTGAAAAAAGTAATCTGGGGGTTACCCGTCAGGTAAACGTCTTGGGCGCCATAGGCAACGAGCTGCATTAAACCACCACCTGTCATTTAGTTCTATACCCTTCTCTTAGAAAAAAATTTGGCGGCGGTGGAGGAAAAAAGAAAAACTGAAAAGAGAACCGGGAGCTTCTCTTTTTTTCCTCATATAAAAGGAAAACCTAAACCCTCAAAAAGACTCCATAGTACAGATGAACACTCAGGATCCCTTCTTCAAGATAAGACCTACAAAGCGAAGCAACCCTGAATCAAGGACCACTCTCGACAGTATCCACAAGAGTCATCTAGAAAAGCTTGTAGATGAGAATAAATCGGCTAATTCTATTCGCGCTGATCTACAGAATATCATAAATAAACACAAAACAAGCACGAATGACATAGAAAAAGTTAAGTATGAAAGAGAAATGGGCGATATAGAGCAGAAGTTGAAGGGGCTAACCGACGACAAGAATGTCTTTCAATATTTTTTGGAGACAGGTACAATTTTGTATGAGTACTATGATATACAGGAAAAGATTAATCGCGGTTTCGAGGTCAAGCAGACGAAGCAGGGAAAATCGCAACCTGGTAGTATTTGGGCTGCACTCGAAGATGCCGCCGAGAAAAATGAAGTTGAAGGCGAAGTCATTTTAGTGGGAGGAAAGCCGGCGTCCAATGAAACATTGGCACGCAGCAGTCTTCTAAACAAGTATTTACAGAAGATTGACCCTGAGCACGCGAAAGAAACGACGGTTCTCAGTCAGCTCCAGGATACCTATGGTAAATGTGAAGAGTGTAATTGCGAAATGATTTTTAGCGCGAATGAGGCTGTATTTTCCTGCCCTGAGTGCGGATTCCAAGAGTTTATTCTCATTGATTCAGATAAGCCGTCATACAAGGATCCGCCTCGCGAAATATCGTACTATGCGTATAAGCGTATTAATCACTTTAATGAGTGGTTAGCGCAGTTCCAAGCCAAGGAGAGCACCGAGATTCCCAAGGAAGTTTATGATTCAATTATTGCGGAACTTAAGAAGGAACGCATCAATGATTTGTCGTCGCTCAATCGGTCAAAGATTCGCGAGATTCTGAAAAAACTTAAGATGAACAAGTATTATGAGCATACTCCTCACATAACCAATAGGTTAAATGGGCAGAATGCGCCTGTTATGACGCGAGAAACAGAGGAGAAGTTGCGCCATATGTTTATTGAGATTCAGCCATCTTTCCAGAAGCATTGCCCCAAGGATCGCAGCAACTTTTTGTCCTACTCCTATGTCTTGTACAAGTTTTGTGAACTGTTGGATATGGATGAGTATTTACACTGTTTCCCCTTGCTGAAGAACAAGGACAAGTTGTATGCTCAGGATAAGATTTGGCAAAATATCTGTATTGATTTGAAGTGGCAGTTTATAAGATCTATCTAAAATGCGGATTACATACTATATAATATTATCCTCTAGATATATAATGAATCTTATTTATATGTGTGTTTTTCATCAAGAAAGTTATATAAACTTATTACAACTTCTTCTTAAATCCATTGTAATAAGAGGTAGTATTAATAAAGAGACAACTGATATTCTTATTGTAACATCTACGGAATTACAGCCACTCATACAAGAAAAATTAGAGAATTTTGATTTGTCCTTAAATTATTATATTTTGAATTTAACTACATTATTTGAATCTGCGTGTGCGAGACTGGAAATTTTTGATTATAACAATATAAATAAATATGATAACATATTATATTTAGATGTTGATATATTAATAAATTCAGATATAAATATCTTATTTAATCTAGACATATCTTCAGAAAAGATATACGCATTAGAAGAAGGAGAAATAAGTAATATAAATCACGGAGGACAATTCTTTGATTTTTCGAAAATTAATCAAAATACAACAGCCTTTACATCGGGTATATTATTATTTAAGAACAGTGCTAGTATTAAACAACTGTTTAATACTATTAAATCGCATATAATAGATTATATTTACACGAACAAAAATAGTTTACCTGAATGCCTTGACCAGCCATTTATTATATATAATGCGATATCACAAAATAAATATGATAACAAAATATTAAATAAGTATGTTGAAAACAATCCGTCTGTTGTAAGTTCAGAAAAAATAGTGTATCATTTTCCTGGAGGTCTTGGTGATTATAGTCATAAATTTCCTAGAATTACAAATTTTTGGGAAATTATGAATAAAGGAATGATATATATCTTTAAGTCTGAAGAGTTAGCAAATATAAATCATTATGAAAATTGCTCTAGTGAAAAAGAGAAGTTATTAGATAATTTAAAAACAATAGTAGTTGATTCAAAAGTTACATTCGAAGGAAACTGTTTCTATTATCATAATTCAACCAATCTCTATTCTGATTTATATAATAAACAGTTGAATCTTTTCTGGTGTGGAAAACAGGCAAACACAAAAATCTGCGAAATAGGATTTAATGCAGGACATTCTTCTATGCTAATGCTATTAGGAAGAGATAAGACCCCCTTAGATTTTACGATATTTGATATAGGACATCATTCTTATACAAAACCATCACTGAATTATATTAGATCGCAATTTCAACACATTAACTTTGAATATATTGAAGGCGATTCAACTGTAACTATGCCTAAATGGATAGAAGAGAATAATAAATGCTTAGGAGTATATGATGTGGTTCATATTGATGGAGGGCATTCTGAACATTGTATCTCTAATGATATAAAAAACACAGATCTTATTGTGAAGATCGGCGGAATAGTTATTGTTGATGATACAAATGCCCAGGAAATTAATAAATATGTTGATTTATACATATCAAATGGAAAATACAGGGAAATTAATGTTCTAAAAACTAAAGGATATCCTCATAGAATTATACAGAAACTTATGTAATTATATCCGTCGTGGTTTTCAACTTCTCTTTAAAGCCACTCGCTTATATCCGTCGTTGTTTTCAACTTCCGCATTTCATCTTTTGTAAACCAACCAAACCCAAGGTGTTCATCCTCTTTGAGTTTGGGTGGATCAGGGCTTATCACGGTGCCAGTCCAATATGTTGATTTCCCATAGACTTTCGGTTCGGTATCATCAATCACGTATTGTTCGTGTTCAAGGTAACCGGACTCTTCTTTAACTTCGCGCTGCGCTGTTTCGAGTAAATCTACATCGAAGGGTTCAACGTGCCCCTTTGTAAAACTCCAACGAAATGATAACTTATTCTGAACCAAGAGGTATCTGTCCTTATAATTCAGAATAATACCAGCCCTTTCAGTATCTTGCGATAAGACAGAGCCAATGAGAAGTAAGATGATCGTAGGAAAAATCATTTCGCTCTACTGTAATGTTTTTTATTTCTTAGGCGTCTGGTTTTGCGATTGCGTCTAGTGCGTCGCCCACCCATATTCGCCCCTGTTCTTTCCTTATATGCTTCTAACATCTTTACAAATGCTGACATTGACGGTTTTACTTTGGCAAGATCCAATGTACTTTCTCCATTACCGTCCCTCAACCCAAGATTCGCTCCCGCAGTAAGAAGAGCCATTGCAGTTTCAGGTTGCCCCGCCTTACATGCCCAGTGGAGCGGTGTAGCAAGCGGCTCCCAAGGATCGGTTGGAAGTGTTAATGCATCTTTATCAGCGCCCTTATCAAGCAATAATTTCAGAGGACCCCCTAAGCCTTGTGAGGCAGCCCAGTGTAAGGGAGTTGAGCCTCTTGTATTTCGTAGATTGACATCTGCTCCCTTGCGAACATAAGAAACTGCTAATATTCTATTTTTGTTCGCGAGTGCTACTATAAGAGGTGTATTTCCATCGCTTGAAAAATTATTTAGATTAGTGCCAGGAATACTCAATAGATCTACTATTACTTCATCGACGACGAAACCTATTAGACCGAATGAGCAGAGTACATTGGTAATTGATGTAGGAATATCTGCTTCCCAAGGTCTTGGAATGAGCGGTGCTTTATTAATTTCCTTTATCCAATGGGGCGGCACGATCGATCCGTTTACAAAACGAGATATAAGACCAAGAGCATATGTATTAAATTCTTCAACATGTTTTATTTTACGCAAACCACTAATTCTCGCACTGATCTGTGTAGGATGCATAAAGTCGCGTGTGCCTGATATTTGTCCTTCTTCGCCGATTGCGCGCGTCAAACCTAAGTCAAGTAAATGAATCGATACAATCTTATTTTCATGCATGCGAACAAAAATATTTTGGGGTTTTAAATCCAAGTGAAGAATTCCCAACTGTTTATGGAAAAACTGATGAACATAAAAATCAAGAGTGACATTAATGTAACTTGCCTCCTCAGCTGTAATAGATCTTTCATTCAGAATTTCATGAAGATTTTCGCCAGAAAACACTTCTTCAATGATATAGCCTATATCGCCCCGAATCATGGATCCAAAATAATAAGGGGTTAGAGGAAGTAATGAATAGAGTGGATGCGAACAAACGAGTTCAAGATATTTTATTTCTGTGTCAAATGACCATTTTGTAAATTTATCTCCATTAAACTCAATATCTTTACGAAGATATGTTTTTCCTCCATAGTTAACTTTATACGTTTGCCCAAATCCGCCTGCGCCAACTCTTTCCACTCTCAAAATACCCATATTTACTATCGCTTCAATTTCAGGCTCGGTGAGTCGCGGGGGGAGACCGGCAGGGACGGGTAAAGTAGGTGGCTGATGAATTGACACTGGTTGAAGTGCGCCAACACGGCTTAGTGTAGGAGGAACGAACGGTCGAGGTGGCTGCATAACTTCTTGGGGAATATTTGTGGGTAGTCCTTTCTGTGGTGACACATCCCCTGGTAAAGGAAATACTTTTATAATAATTTTTCGAACAGCATCTTGGGTAGCAGCTATAGCACGATCACGAAATTCAGATACCTGGTTCGGTTTAAGGCGCTTAGCTAGATCTAGTGCCACCGCCTTAGCCTGAGCGGCACACGCGTCAACAGCCTCAAAACGAATTAAGTCACGTTCAGCTTCAGTTGTTGGTACTTTATCAAGGAGTAGGATTGTCGAACGAAGTACCCAAGAAACTTGATCCTTAAGAATTCCGACTAAATACTGCCCAACCTCGTCAGCTGCCTTTGCTGCCGCAAGATGTACTTTTCGTAGTTGTTCAATATTTTGTGCTGTATCCATTTACTTGTAGACGATAATTAAAAGCGCATCGGAAACAACGGTCCAGGGTCACCTCCCGTCATATTTGCGATCTCTTTTCTAACAATCTTCGGATACATGAATCTGTAATAAAGATAATCCTCTTCTGTATCCACGTGAGTTGATGAGAGCTGAACCATGGTTCCGGGACTTGTAAAGCCTTCTTTTAGAAGAAGTGAAACTCCAATGATAACGGCGATTAGAACCATAATATAGGTCAATGTGAGCATGTTGATTGTATCTATAAGTTACAATCAAAATGCTTTTGATACTATGTATTTACAAACCTCTAGGGAATCCTACGAGATTTGCACCGAGACCGAAGCCGGCACCCTGGCGAGCCGTCACGCCAATAGACGGGGAGACCAAGTCAAGAACAGCGAAAACAGCCGCCGCGACGAGCGCCAATGTGGCGATCTCGTCGACCGGCAGGGTCTTCCGGGGGATAAAAAGCGCGGCACCAGCTACAACGAGACCCTCAATCAGGTATTTGATCGCACGATTGATAACTTCAGCAACGTCCATGTTTGTTCTATATTTAGGAAAAAGAAATTTTAATGCGGAGTTTAAAGATAAAGGATTTACATTTGTAAAGAAGAATGGCAGCTGAGCGTGAAGATTTCTTAACCGAGGATGCTGAGATTCCCAGCCAGCGCTGGGCTCTTCTGAGTTTCCTCAGCCCCGAGAAGGTATTAAGCCGGAAGGATACACATTTCTTTACTGTTTTTTTGAAGCAGTATGAATTCCAAGTTCGCACACAAAATCTTGAGAAGTTCCTTGTCGGAAAGGTTAAGAGTTTCAATGACAAGCTTGATAAGCAGGCGGCGGAGTTCGAATCAAAGGACCTCAGTGGTGCCGCAACCCTGTGCCGCAATGCACAGATGCGTGTCGACACTGTATTGACCGATCTTCAGGAGTTCGTAAAGACGAACCAGAAGGAGCTTGTTCAGTCCAAGTTGAATGACGAGTTCGATGACTTCCTTTTCAAGAATAAGACCAAGCTCGAGGACGATTACTATGCGCAGAACAATTTCCAGACAACTGTGCGTGGTCTCAAGATTCGCGGCGTTTACAGCGACAAGCGTGAAGCCGAGGTTCGGGCGAAGAAACTTCAGCGCACTGATCCTCTTCACAATATCTTTGTTGGCGAGATGGGCAAGTGGCTGCCGTGGCACCCCGACCCGCACGAGGTTGCCGAGCAGGAATATGCCGAGGATCAGCTCAACACGCTCATGAAGAAGTACAAGGAGAACGAGGAGGCGCGTGAGGTGTTCCACAGAGAGCAGCGTGAGTCTGGGCGTAGTCAGAAGAAGACTGTTTTCTCCGATGACGGTGTCCCTGAGGGTGTAGGTGCTACGATGAATGTTGTAAGCGGTGTACCGAAGGAAGATGAACTACCTTCCCTCGGATCAGGCACGTCGGCGTTTGCCGGCATGTTCTCCTCATCAGGTTCCGCGGATCTCGCGATCGAGAGAAAGACCCAGAAGAAGGAAGAGTAAATAGATTATAAGTATGTAAACTGAAGGGCTGGTATTTGTCTATATCAACTCTTCAGTTAGCTCATTTGGTAGAGCGGGGGATTGTAGACAATGTCTAAGCAATAAGTCTCCCCAGGTAATTGGTTCGATTCCGATACTGAAGAATTTTTTAATCATGTAGTACATGCTTAAAAATTGAGATATTCAAAAGATAAAACTACAGAGCAAGTATAACACTACTGTCGTAATTACTGTACAAACACAGGAATACACTTGTTTTCCTGGCAAAACTGCCCCTCTGCACACGTTACACCCGCGCAATCCAAATCGCGGAATCCCTCGTAAGGAAACGCAGCCGGAAAGAGATTTTTTAACAGGGGAACTACAACTAATACAGCCAGAAGGACAACAACTAGTCCAAGCAATCCGTATGAACGCGCCATTCTACCAAGGCTCAAGGAAAAACGGGCAGCCCTGTATCTCTCGGGAGAAGCGATGTTCTGTTTTCTTCGCAGTATCCATTGAAACACTTCTCCTTCGGTTGATTTTTACACGAGGACAGGTCAACACCGCACCGTTCTCCAAGAAACCCTTCATTAATCCTGTAAAATCTGTCGCAACCCAGAAGAACACATGCGATGAACAGTATGATTAAGCTTTGTATAATGACTTTTCTCATATCCTCTAATTCTGTCCGGGAAATTTCTTCACGCTTATCGCAGGTCCCTTGAGCTTCCGTGCGGCATTCGGATCATACTCATTGCTGCCCTCCTCGTCCTTCTCCTTGAAATGCGCAGCCGAGTGCGCCCAGAATTCAGGCGCACCAATGCGAAAGTCGGAATGCTGTTCCGCCTTGTACCAAAAGATACAATCTTCCATTTTATTACTCTGGCTGGTGTTGTCTATGACAAGGCATTCATAGTTCTGTGTACATTGGTCC